TTCGTATTCGTCCGGCTCGCCGTCGTGGAGTTTGCAGAATGTGATATATGCAAGCCTGATCATCGGATCGGTGATGATTGCGTTCGTGCCGTTCACACCTGCAATCCCCAGATCGGCCATGCATGTCTCAATCAGATCCTTGATTTCTTCGTCAAGTCCGACACTCACACCGGCTCGCCTCATGGCCACTCTTACTTTTTCCAGTGCTTTCTGCATCTCTTCCGCATTGATTTCGCTCATATTCTGCCTCCTGTTTCAATTAAATGGGCGAGCCTGAGCCCGCCCTGGATTAATTAAGCCTTTGCTACGAGAGTGAAGGAACCGCAAGCAACCGGTGCAACTGCAGCGTAGATCTTGCCGAGTACTTCGACGAGGTCTTCCTTCTTACGTGTCAGATTGTCGAATGTGAACTCAATATCTTGACCGTTTGGCATATTTGCCAATGCACCATGTCTGAAATCACCCACGATCATATAAACCTGTCCGGATGTTGCAGCAGAGTATGCCGGCAACTTGGAGCTGTAGCGAACATCAAGGCCTTCGAACGGATCGATAGCATAATTTGCTTCATACTGTGCAGCCTTGAATGCTGCCCATGTCAGTTTGTTCATGATTACAACAGGCTGTCCTGCTTCATCTGCAAGGTGACCCATAGCTTCGGCAACTGTGCCGACTGCAGGTGCTGCTGTGATCTTAGCAGCTGCAGGGAGTGCAGATGTTGCTGTCTGAGGGAGCTGAGCAATCTGGTCAACCAGGTCGTCAGCCATAGCCTTGATGATGTAGTGTGTGAGCTCTCTGTAGATGTAACGGAGGAATGCTTCGCCTCTCATGGAGTATACTTCGTCAGAGAAGGATTTCCACTTCTTGAAGTATGCAGGAACGAGTGTAGCGATGCCCTCTGTCAGTGTCTGCTCATCAACTGCACCGGAGCCTTCTTCGTGCTTGACTGCATCGGATCCGGAGATTTCAAAGTTGACTTTGAGATTTCCACGAACTTCGAGAGTCTCGACATCGCGCATGATTTCGTCAGCATTCCATGCTGTTTTGATCTCGTCATAAACCAGATCCGGAGCGGCAATAGTGCCGTCGACATTTTCGGTCAGGAGTGCAGCTCTCTTTTCTGCATTGTCCTGATCTTTGAACCATTCAGCATATTTTTCGATATATGCCGGTGAATTTCTGAATTCTTTGTCAGCCATTTCTGTCTTCCTTTCTTCGATCTTGTCGATCGGTGTGGTCTTCATATTTGCGACCTTGTCGAGCAGACTTCTTTTTTCTGCCGCCTCTGCTCTGATAGCGGACTGTCTTTCTTCCAGAGCATCGACTTCGGCGCTTAGTGCTTCAATGTCTGCGCCTTCGCCGTCGATCTCTGTTTTGATCTCTGCGAGTCTCGCTTCGACCTGTTCCATGGTCATCTCTTTAATTTCCATGATTTACCTCCAGTAACTTGAGTCTCAGCTTCAGCTTTTCGATTTCTCTGGCTCTCTTCTCCACTTCCAGTCGCTCCGCCTTCTCCATTTCAATCTCTCCGTTGAAATAGTCGCGCATTGAGATGCCGATGTCTGTTCCCGGATTTGCCGGGAAGCTGACTGCTGATATGTCAAAGACCTTTGCAACTCGATCGACCACACGCGTCCGTGTTTCCCGATCGAAATGGTCTTCGGCAACAATAAAAGAAAAAGACATCTGACTGTAGTTGCCTACTGCGATGTCCTCGTGCATTTGCCTGGATGCCTCTGTGAGCCCCAGATTCGTGCGCTGATGCAATCCGTGATCGTCAATCGACAATTCCACCGAATTGTTTTTTGTGCGCGCTAAAACGCGCCCTGTGTGGTCTCTGAGAAAGACCACATCTGTCATGTCCGCCTCATCAAATGCGTGGCGGTCTATCTGCTCGTAATATTTGACTCCGTCGATTTCCATCATCTCGTACGGCTCAAATGTCGAAGCATAGCCTTCAACCAGATAATCACCTGTAGCATTGAAAGCTCCGATGTTTCTGTACTCTCTATTGTCCTTGATCGGCATTTGTATCTCCTCCTGTCTGATCGGTGCCTTCCCTTGTGAAGGATCCATCTTCGTTAATAGCCATATATTCGCCTCGGATTGTGTATATCTGCCCCTGCCCGTCCGGTAGCGGCGGAAGGTTCCAGATGTCACGCACCTCGTCTCTGTTCATAATCCCTCGGTCTGCCATCTGTGAGCTGACATTTAGCTTTTCCTGTGTGGTCATGTACTGGAGCCTGTTCGATGTCGCCATCAGAAGCGATCCCTGTGCTCTCTCTCGGTCGCTGAACATCGCCTGTGTCATGGTCTCCGAGAACTGGATGGCGAACGGTTCGACGACCGATTCGTAAAAAGCCGCCCATGCATCGCCGTATGCCTTCGACTGAAGGATGTCCTCGTTGACTGCAAAATAGTTATACACATTCGTGCGGATCTCATTCAGCTCCGCCTCCGGAACTGTGTAAGCATCCTGTTCGATCTGTTTGATGTCTGCGTATGTGTTCGGGAAAAGCAACAGACCGCCGTTCCCTTCCTCTGCCTTGAAGTTAGTTTCGTTGAAGCGTTGGCGTTCCTTTTTTATGTCCTCAGCTTTCGAGAAGTTGTTAAGTCTGGCCATGAACCTATATGTAGCGCCATTCTTTACAGCTTCAGCCACTGCCTCGTTGTTCAGATGAATCATCTGCATGGTCGGATCCAGTGCGTGATTCGTTTCCCCGAAGAAATCGCTTTTATACTGGAACTTCGTCAGCACAGCACATTCTTTCAGATAGTCGGCTGCATAGCTTCCATCCTTGAACCGATAGCGCAGATACGGGACACCGTCCACTTCCACGATCTCGCACTTCTCCGGAAGTATCGGAGTATACCCGACCGGATTCATCAGCTCGTCATAGACCGGCACGATCACCGCTGTGTTGTGCATGTCCAAGATCGTGCTGACTCTGTACATGAACTGACTCCAAGTCATCCAGTTATTGGGCTTCAGTTTCAGCTTTGTCTGCAGTGTCGGTCTTGCTGCTCCCTGAATCTCCACTTTCAATTTGCTGATGTGTCTGGCTCTTGCGTCGATTGCAGCGCGCACCAGCTCAGACTCGTAAATCTCACCGCGCCATGTTGAAAAGTGCGGTCTGTAAGCCGTCAATGTCTTGAAATAACCGTCATTGTGAACGGCGACATCGACATTCGGCTTTTTAAAAATCCAATCAAAAAGTCCCATTTCTATCACCCATTCCTTAACTGGCTTCCGATCTCGGAATACCATTTCTGTCTGACGGTCATCGCATCCAACAATGCGGCAGTTCCGTCTATATGCACATTTGCAGCGACCTTGATCAGTTTCTTTCTCATCGTGTCGCTGTTTTGCTTCAGAGCCGAGTCGAGAAGATGGATCTTCAACAAATCATTGTTTCCGATGCACACCTTTCCATCTTTCATCAGCCCCTCAAGTTCATCTATTACAGGCGATAAATTCTCGCCCTGGTAAACGTCATCCATGTGAAAACCGTATGTCTTCATGTCCTGCGTAAGATATAAAGAATTGTATCTGTCGTATCCGACACGTAGCGGAAGGATTTCATACTTCTCGACCAGTTCGCAGAACCATGCATAGCAGTCATGGTAGTCTACGAAGTTGTCGCCCGACTCTGTCAGAAGACCCCGCTGGACATATATCCGATACGGTATGCCGTCCCTTGCCGTTGCCTCGTCTATCTTTTCCCTAGGAAGAAAAAACTTAGCAAACACATACAGCTTGTCATCCTTTTCGATGACCACACAACACGATGTAAGGTCAGTTGTGCGAGACAAGTCTATGCCTCCGACACAGTAGTGTCCGCGGAAATCTTCCAGGCTCAGCTCTTCGCCGGTGCACTTGTCGATCGTCCTGGTGTCGAGCCATGCGCTGGAGGAGTTCTGCTTTATGTTGCAGTACTTGCACATAAACTCTGCCTTCTTGGACAGAGATCCCTCTGCGATGGCGATCTCTTCGAGCATGTAATCGTATGACACCGACACTCCCAGATTGGGCATGGATTTGTGGAGCTCGTTGATATCGTTCCACTTGTCCAGATCGTCGATGGTATACAACAACGGAAGCAGTCTCGTCTCTTTTGAGTTGCCCAGCAGAAACGAAGTGCACCGCTTCATCAGCTCGTCGTAAATGCCGTCGTTGACATATCCGGCCGTGCTGATCGCAAGCATGATCGGCTGTTCCCTTGCGCCCATTGCGCTCTTCATGACTTCGTACTGTTTCAAGCCCTGCTCTGCAGGCCAGCTCGCAAACTCGTCACATATGCAGATCGACGGATTGAAGCCGTCTGACTTCTTGGCATTAAATGCAATCTTCTTGAAAGTGCTGTTTGACTCTTCAATGTACAGATCGCTCTTCCTGTGTTTCGACTTTTCCCTGAGCTCCGGATCCAGGCTGATCGATGCCCACATCGTTGAGTATATGATGTCTGCCTGGTCAAGTTTCGGAGCCACGCAGAAGCCACGGGCTCCATATTCACCGTCGTTGAACAACACACACTCACCGATCGAAGCACCGAGCAGACTCTTGCCACACTTACGTCCCTCGACCATCACGATCTCACGGAACTGTCTGAGACCTTTGTCATCGACGATCCCGAAGATCGCGGACACCGCTGCCTTCTGCCATACTTCCAGTTTGAACAGTCCCGGAGCCAGTCTGCCCTCCGTGTGGTGGCAGTGCTCCTCGATAAACCGGATCTGACTATTTGCTTTCTTGGCATCGAAACGAAAAAGGCCTGTTTCCAAGCCATTCACAATGTATTCGTAGATCGTTCGGATGTATTTGTTGACCGATACAGAGCCTTCCTTAATCTGCTGGTAATAGGTCAGAATAAAGTTCTCCATCTCTGTCTGATTGCCTCCTGATCTGCTCATATCGTGTTATTTCCGGCTGATTATCCCCAAAGAGAGGAAAATTAAAGATGCGCACCGGTCTTACGTTGGCGTTTTTTCATTTTTTCGAAATAGGGGATCTATCTGATCACCACATTCCCCATTTCATCCACTTTGTAGCGCTTCGGATCACGGTTGCCATGCCTTGCCTTGTGACATTCCCTGCACAGGCTCACAAGGTTGTCGAGGTTGAGGCTGATGCTCGGATCGTTTATATTCTCCGGTGTCAGCTCGATGATGTGGTGAACCTCTTCCGCCGGTGTGATGATGCCGGCACGCATACAGTCCACACACAGATACCTGTCACGCCTTATTGCTGTCTCTCGAACGATCTGCCACTGTCTGCTTTTATAAAACTTCTTCGCGTAGTCTTTCATTGTTATCAAAAAAGCCGGAGCTAGGAAAAGATAAAAAAGGACTCCGGCAAATTAAAAGAAGGCTGAACCCCTTGCTCGCCTTCTTTCATGTGTACAATATAGCAGATTTAATCGGTCCGTGACGGTCCGCTTTTAGTTTATCAGCCCGAAATATCTGTAGACTCTTTTCTTCGCAGTGTCCGAATATTCGTAATTGAGAATCCTCTGCGTGCATCTTGCCCAGCTGTCCCCGAGTAAGTAATGCGCACGGATGATTGCCCTGAGCTCGTGATCTTCTACTGTTAACAGCCACGCCTCAATCTCTTCCAGTTCATGAGCAAGCTGTGCGGTCAGTGCTTCGGCTTTCTCCTGCAGTGCCATGATCCGGGACACTGCTCTTTCTGTGGGATTGCCCGGTGCTGATGATCCGAGACCTTGGTGTCCGTTCGGTGATGAGATCGGAAAGTAAAGCGTGTCGATCTCTCTCTGTAGCTCCACGACTTCCTTTTGGATGCCTCTGAACTGTCTCAGACGGTCGAGAGTCATGTCACTCATCCCGTGCCCTCTTTCTTTCAGCCAAGTGACAGTATCCGCCCTTGCGTGCCAGTCCGTAAACCTTCCACTTCCTGCATCGTGTGAGCCCTGAGACAGGATTGACTTCCTCGAAGTATTTACAGTTCTTGCACAATATGACAGGCATCCATCCGTCTGTTCTCTGCAAATTAATCCTGATCATCCTCGTCCTCCTCTTCGAATATGTTCTCGATGTCTCCGTCCAGGAAGAAGATCACGATCCCGTCCCATGCTAAGACAATGAGCGTCAGTATCACGCCTATTGCAATCATCATGGCTTGTCCTTCCAGTCGTCCCTGGGATTAACCCAGATCATAGACATCAGCATCACCCCGATCGGTGCCCCGATCATCGCCCCTATTATCAATCCCACAATCAGCATCTATCCCCCTGTTTTTGTTATTTGATTTGTTCAATGTCCACCCACATTGTTATTCCGTTGATGTTGATTCGGCATTCTTTTTTCCGGAAACCGGTACGGAATGCCTCGACCGTTCCTTTGATGTATATTATATCACCTGGCTTTATGTCTTTGATCTGCCTTTCGGCATTTGGATATTCATTGATTCCCATTGTTTTTCTCCTCTCATATCCGCTACGACCTTATCATAAAGCCGTTCAAGGAACTTAATTTCTGTAGCCGTGTCTTCATCATATTGCCAACGCTGAGCCGACCGCTTTGACAAAAGACTTAATGAAATTCCGTGAGCGAATACCCTTAGTTCTTCCTCAGTGTATCGCTGTTCTGGCTGTGCAGATGGCAACTTTTTTAAGTCTATTCCAACCGCCGTAAGAGCTGTGTTAAAACCGTTCGACCATTGCCATCTTCCGAAACTTGAGATTTCTGCATCATCCATAAATTGCGTGAATTTCTGATGTGCTTCAAAATGCGATGGATTTGTATCTACGGTCGCATTGCGTTCTATATCAATCGCCGCCTGTCGGCTGATTAAATCACTCATTGTTTTCTCCTCTCATCTTTGCACCGCAGCTAGGACAGTACTTATACCAGCTAAAGTAATACCGATATGGTGTTGTGTGGTACAGTCCGCACACCGAACACCTTGCAGACTGTACCTCGTCTATCGTGCCTTTGGTCTCGTAGACTGAGCGGTCTAACCATGTTCCTGTTTTTCGCTCGGTCATTCTGTTTCCCTTTCTGCTGAAGAACAATAGTCATTGTCATACCATAAGCCATCCCTTATGTGACAGTAGTCCTCTGGCTCGTGGTTGATACAATCCTTGCATCTTATCAGTTCCGGATAGCTTCTCAGCTGACCCACGAACCTCTCGCTCATGTTCTTCTCGGAGTCTTCAATCTGGACTATGTATTCAGTCATGGTCTGTTTTCCTTTCCGCATCGAAACAATAACCATCTTCTTTTGGTCTGTATCCAGCCTGTTCGATTGGACACTCCCAGTGCTTGTACTTTGTGCAATCCTTACACCGAATCAGTTCCGGGTAATCGTAATAAGCACCATCCATGCCTATGTCTTTGTCAGTCAATATCCATTCAGCCATCTTCCCTCTCCCCACTCGCACAATAGAAATCACTTGGCATGACATCCCATACCGATTTTATCGGACACAATATGGTTTCTTCGCGTTTGCATTCTTTACAAGTCACCACCTTGCGATAGCCTAACTGATGCAGATGCATTTCCCACTTAGCCAGTTGTTCTGTAAATTCCTGTGTCATATCAATGCTCCTTCCCTGTTGTCTTTGAATAATGCTTTGATCCTGTAGATCTGATGCTTGTATCCAATTCAGCATCATTGTCATCGGGAAAGCGGAATATCACATCATCCCTTTCCCACGCTCTGACGCATCTGGAGAAGGCTATACTTGCCTTCTCACAGTTGCTATATACAGCTACAGGAATATCCATCTGACCGCCATGCATCAGCTTTACCATGATCTTTGTACCAGAACTGTGAATATTCATTTCGGCAATATTCTCACTTGGAACAATTAGCGTTCTTCTGTCATTAACGATCAGCATGGAACTCAACTCCTCTCAGATGCTTGGTGTTTATCAGCTCTATTCTTTTTTCTTTCGGGCAAACCATATGGTCATACAGTGACTTTGCAAATTTCATAGCATGCTCATATGTCGTTGTTGTCCATTCGCCAAACCATCCTCTGATCTGCGGTCCGCTCATGCTTTAGCCTGTCCTTCCTGCTTTGCCTTGGCTTCTCTGTGTTCTTTCTGGATGTTGTAGATTGATGCTTCGGATACTTTCATCTCACCTGCGATCTTCTTGGCTGACCATCCTGCATCGAGAAGAGCGCATACTTTGCCACGATCGATCTTCTGAGCGTTAGGCTTTGGCTTGGTCTGTTCTGGTTTCGGATCTTCCTTGGGTTTAGCCATATTCGGCACGATAGGTTGAATCTCGCTTATCATTCGCTTAATCTCATTAAAACTATTAACTACTTCATCATCGTCGATCAGATCGATCATCGTGCAGTAACAGCTCCAGAACCCCTCCATGAAAGCGTCCATGTAGATCTCGATCTCACTCTTCTTCATTTGCTTCCTCTTTCCACACATCGATCATGATCCGCAATTCGTCCCACTGGTCAATCACAGGCTTGGCTTCCATCAGCTTTCCATCGTTGACCAGTATCTTCGCCTCAGTTTCCAACTCAGCCATTATCAGATTGATAACTGTTTCATCCACTGTCAGCGAGTATGTATCATCACTGCTACTGTATTTAAAGCAATTATAGATTTTCATTCGTCTCCTCTTTCGTTCCATGCATTGATCAGATTCTGCATAAACTGCAGATATTTATCTTTGTTTCTGAGATCGTCCTGTTCGAGTGTCCATCTGCATGCCCAGCTGATAAAGTTCTCGACTGCATTCGGCTGCAGATATGCTTTTGACTTCTTGCGCCATGAGTTGACCAGTGATTCCAGATGCATGGCGAATGTCTGTGCATCATCCTTTTTCACTTTCAGTATTTTCTGGATCTCCGTCTCGATAAAGTCCACCGGAACGGATTCCAACATGTCCATACCGGTGATCTCGACGATGCAGTGGCTGATCGTGTCAGCCATGACCATTCGGTTCTTGTTGTCAGATCTGCGGACTTCCGATTCATAATTGCGCAATATCGCAATCACATCATCCTTGTCGACCGTCCGCAGATGTGGATATATTTTTTCTTCCATTATTCCCTCCTGTTTTTCAAAATGGCAAGTCCTCGTCGCTTATCTGTTCGCACGGACAGTCTTTCAGATATTTGATCGATCCGTCCTTGGATTTCCATTCCTTGAATTTGAATTGATCGGGACTGAATCCGAAGATCCGATCCCACTGTTTGTATTTTTCTTCCTTGCTCATATACCACAACCTTTTAGCCACTGTGCGGTATGTATACCACGCGCCTGTCATGGCAGGCGTGGTATATACACCGTGGTGGCATATGCGATAATGTATGCCATATCTTTATATAAGGGTTGTGGCATACGTTCTCGCATTTTTGGCACTTTGTATGCCACAACCTATAGGGTTACGGCAAGACATTACTCAATTTCGTCAATTTTGCCCCAAAATCCTCGTGAAATTGACCTGTATCCTGCTTCTCTCAGACGTTTGTCCAGTGTGCCTCTAGCCATTGGCTTCTGCCTGTTTTCGTTCATCTGATTCATCAGATCTGAGAATTTAAAGCACTGGACTCCATCGATATCAAACACTTCGCAAGCCTCTATCAAGTCCTCGACTTCATCTCTCTGATCTTTCAGAACCATCTTTGATCGCTTGTTATTCTCGTTAGACAGGAAGTCACATTCTGCAAGCCTTCCCTCATAATCGACCTTGTGTAGAGGCCAGTTAAAGAACAGATCTACAGGCTGAATCGCCTTGAACTCTCTTAGCGTTGACTCCACTCTCCATGCAGTCCAGTCTTTCTCTGCCTCTATTCCAGGGCACCAGTCCAGTTGCGTCATCGTCAGAATTGCATCCGGATCTCTGGCAAATGTTCCGGCACCGGCAGCTCGATCAATGATGGATTTGGATGCCGATGATCCCTTTGCGAAGTGGTGAGCGTAGATGACTGCTGCGCCTGTTTCTTCGGCAATCTTGTCAAATTTGGCGACCACTCGTGCCACGTCTCCGTTCGAGTTCTCATCACCTTCAAGAACCTTGTAGAGCGGATCGATCATAACTGCAAGATATCCCTGATCTTTCATCCGGTTTATGACGAATGGTGCTAATTCAGAGATAGTCTTGTCTGCACCTCTGAGATTCCAGATATCGATATTTTCGACATGGTTGCCGACATCCATTCCCATCCGCCTGTAAATGTCTTTGAATCGGTTGTCGAAAGAGTCCTTGTCTAATTCCATGTTGATGTACAAGACTTTGCCCTGCTTGCACCTGTGACCGATCCAGTTCATCCCTTCAGCGATAGCCATTGCCAGCTCCATCAGAATGAACGTCTTCCCGGCCTTGGATGTCGATGCGATGATCATCTTGTGGCTTATTCTGAGAATGCCCTCAATCAGCTCAGGCTTCAGTGGTGGCATGTTGTCCCAGATGTCTCTCAGATTGATGATATCCGGAAGCCCGTCATTCTTTGCGGAAATCCATTCCTTCCATTCCTGGAACGAGGACATGCCGATGTTGGTCTTAATTAAGAATTGTTTGTGATCACCTCTGTAGACACCCGGAAGCCGTGACAGTCGTGACGGATTGATGTTTGCCGAGTCAATCTCGAGTCCTGCCTGCTTCAGCATGTTTCTGATGAAATTGAAATTAAACCGGTATTCACGCTCAGACATGGCATTCACAGGAACGATCGCATGAACTGACTTTCCTCCGGAATAGACCAGAGCCTTGATCGGTATCCGCACCTGTTCCAGTTTGGTGATCTGCTCATCAATCGGCAGATTGTCACATTCAACTAATAAGTTGTTGTAAGAAGTGACATTCTTGTCCTCGATGCCCTGACCATCGAGCGGATTGATGCGGATCCATGCACCGCCATTGCGGTTGTATGAGCCAAATACACGCTCGATCGGCTCTCCGCCATTCAGCATGTCTATCAGCTGACCGACATTGTTGGTGTATGAGCCTTTGCCAAACGGAACAAACTTGCCTTTAGCATTCTGTGTGGATCCCATCGTGTAACCAATGATATCTGAGGGATCAAACATCACCTCCAAGTATTTAACAAGATCTTGCTCAGGTTTCCACGATGTAGGTTCTTGGAAAGTGGGTGTTGCGCTTTCTGCAACATCATCGCTCAAGAAAGTGAATGTCTTCTTGTATTTGTCAGTGCCGGTCATCAGCACTCTGATTTTCGGTTCCGGTGTCCAACCTCTTTCTTTCGCCATCTGGACAAGTGTTCCGCCTGTGATATCGTGTCTATGGAAAGTATCCCATTTGATATCGCAGATGGCATCGTCATATCGCTCTGCATCGCTTCTCGACCACTTCTTCCATACTTCGATATCGCTTCCTTCTTCCTTGAGAGCCATGCCCACATTGAGCCATTCTTGGTATGAGAGACTCGCAGGATCGATGTATTCCAGTAATTCGTCAATCTTCTCCATCTTGCCACCCTATTTTGACATCGACTCTGGGCTGTAATCCGTAAACTTTGTGGACGATCAGCTTGGTGACCTGTGAGTCATCGCCATAGGCCATGCCATTCAGAGAGTCGCAGATGATCTTTGCGATGTTGTCGAGATCAGGCTTCTTTGTGGGATTCACGATGCCCATCTGCATGTCCAGTGATTTCTTCTTTGATGCCGATTTAGGTATCTTGTAAAATGCGGTAATATCCACATAGACCTCACAATCCAGTGGTTCAAAGTCAGTGTATGCTTCAGCAAAGCATACTTTGACCAGATTTTCATAATTAGCAGTATCGTGCGGTGTATACGCATGGCCGGAACGGCCTAATCTAGGCCGTCCCTTGCCTTTGGGTTCACCGGGAACAGTGAACGTGATTACCATTCGGTATCGCCCCAACTCTTTTTAGGCTTTTTCTTCGGTGCCTGGAAACGGCTGACACGGTTATACATGTTGCCGTTGTATTCACGCTGTTCTGTTTTCACGATTCCTGTTTTCCCTGTGATTTTTTCCCATTCGGGCGTAAATGTCTTTTGACCGTCCTTCAGCAATCCGATGGATTTATAGAAAGCAGCGATCATTCCGGAACCTTCCTGGCAGATGTAGAAGTTCTGCTTCAAGAACGCTCTTCCCTGATCTGTATCTACGTGAATGTTGACCGTAACCATCGGGCATGGTGGAATTTTCGTTCCGCCGTTGTAATCGCCGTAATCTACTGAGTCGACCGTGAAGTCATACTCGCCCGGAGCAAGAAGCACATACTCCTGCTCAGGTACATCGAAAGTCATTGAATACTTACTGTTTGCCATTTGTTAATCCTCCAAATCTATAGGCTGTCTTTTTTTGATTATTGCTTTTTGAATTTTCTTGATGTTGTCGATCAAGTAATCGATAAAGTCCGGATCGTAATCCGAGATGCGTGTGTCTTCGGAATAAATGCCTTTCTCAGCAACTAACGCTTTCAATTCCTCGTCAGTGATTCCGTTTGCATCCAGGACTCGCTTGATCCGTCCGTACTCGGTGGTATTCAGAAGCGGATTCTCATCATCCACAATGCCGGTATCCGGTGCCGTGATGTCAAAGTAAGCGCCATCCGCAGACATTACCGGATCTTCCTGTTTCGGCTTCTGTACGGGCTCTGGATCGGGATCAGTGACCTCCATTCCGTAATATTCACGGATATGACCGTCTACGATCTTCAGATCATTAGGAATCAGATCCGGTTCAAACATTCCCACAGGTGACTTGACTGTGTCCTGCCCTGAGTTGTGTGTGGTGAATGAGTAAACGCCATCCTCGACACTGGTTCGCAACACAATCGTGCACATGCCTTCCAGTGAGATCTTCTCATCCAACATCTTGCCAATGGTCTTGGCTTTCGTGGTGCTTCCGTCCGCAGATGTCTCTGTGTGCTGTAAGAAGTACACGATCACGTCATCCGGTAACTGTCTGCAGTAATTCATCAGATTCCAGAAGTTCTGTCCGATGTCGGTGAATTTCTGATATCCTGTCTCTTTTGCTCTGCGCATGTACTCGTTAGCCATTAGATACTGAGCATCGTCGATCACGATTGCTTTCTTGTCTGTCTTCTTGAGAAAGTTACGGATCTTGGTGTAATCGTCTGAATTGATGGTCTCAAATCCTTTGGATCTGAATGGCAGTGGCTTGCCGATCACGTTAACCACTGCAAGATCTTCTTTTTTAAAGTTGCGGAGTGATGCAGATTTGCCTGTTCCGCTTTCGCCTAAAATCATTACCAGTATTGCCATATTATTTCATCCTGAGATATTCAGTCCTTTCTCCTAATTCGGCAAAGTCCAACACTTCGCCATCTTCCTCGATCGCTTTGCGGATCTTGTCCTTGTCGGGCTCATATTTAACCTTGCACCACTCATGCGGTACATCGCCATTGATCACCACCGGAGTCTTGCCACCTGTTCGTGCAACTGTAAATTTGAAGTGTGGTGTGGTTATCTTTGTCTTGTCGGTGGCTTTCATTGCTTGCATGACCATCTCTTTCATCCTGTCGATAGCCTTGTCGGTGGTCTTCTTGCGCTCCTGAAGCCGTTTGATCTCAGCATCCAGAGCATCAGACTCGGATTCAAAGTTGCGGATGATAAATCCATAATTTTCGATTTTGTGATCCAGTTCGTCTCCGATCGTTAACAGATCAACCGGATATTCTTCATCCCCTGCTTCCAGTAAGGCCTGTAATTGCAGGTATTGTCCTGTTAATTCGTATAAGTTGCTCATTCATACTCTCCTAATAATTCATCCAACCACTCGCAGATCTCCTCACGATTTTCCGCAAGCGCATGCAATTCGTCATTGTCCAGAACCTTAAGCACATTCTTCACCGTGATCTCAAGTACCTGTAAAGCTCTGGATTCAATCTTTTCTTTTTCCATTTCCAAATCTTCCTCCGTCTGGTATGCCTGATCGTACTTTGCATAGTGCATCTCGGCAAGTGCATCAATGTCAATCATTGTCTTTCTCCAGTATCACTGCTGAGTTTCTCAGCTTTTTGATCTCTTTTGCCATCTGACTCTGCTTTGATTCCAGATTCGTGACACGCTCTTCCAGACATGTGATCCGCAGTGCCTGTTTGTTGATCTCTCTCTTGTATTCAATCAGCAGATTGTTCATGCTTTCGGCGATCGATGTCAGATATCCCATCGCTTTCTCATGCCTGTTGACTTCATAAGTCATGCAGATCAAAGCGATGGTCAGCACTAGCATGGATCCGGCAATTAAAAGTGTCACCATATCGATGCGAACTCCTCTCCGTCCTGTTTACATTTCAGAATTGTTCCGCAAAACAGGTTGCCGTCAATTTCGCAATTGATTGGCAGATTATTCAGCCATCCCTCTTCGTTGCAGATGATGACATCGCCGTCCGCTGTCGTCCATGTCTCGATGTAACCACCAACTAAAGCCTGATATACTCCCAGATCGTCATCAACTGTCATCTTCTTCCAGTCTTCGCCCGGAGCTTTAACCAAAATATTGATCTTTGCCATCAGATGAACCTCCAGAATTTGCACCACAGCATGAATCCCATCATTGCCCATGCCACGCACAGGAATACAAAACCCCAGTCGATTGATTTAAATTTGTTTGTAACTTTCTCCATTTTTTATTCCTCCGTTTCTGATATAATGGAGATGCATTTATTTTTAAATGCTCCTCAATGAGATGCGCTCTTGGTCAATGGTGGCGCATCTTTTTTTATGCCTCAGTCACCGCACAGGAACCGGCACCGCAGAAGCCTGGCATTTAATTTTTTAGGAGGGAGTGCCAGGGACGGTTGCCTAAATTCTCGGCTAAAATCTATGTCCAAAAAATCTACAATATGAATAAAAAATGATTTCCCAATGGCGTATTGCGCACACGGTGCCGATTCTTGAACGATGACTAAGGAAGTCAGATCTTAAATTAATTTGTGATTGATGGCGAAATTGATGATGTCACCCTTTCCGGATAAATCATACCCACGAGTCAGTTCGATGAAATCAGAGACGTCTTCATCGGTTGTCCGCCACCATTTTCCGATCTTCCACATCTTCAATAGTTTGTAATCTCTGATCCATTCCACATAATGTCTGGACACATGCAGATTAATCATCACATCTGCTATCGACAGTAGTTCCATCTTGTCCACCACGGCAGACTACGACATCAAAAAAAATATCATCAATCGGGCACTCTAGTGCTTCGGCAATCTTATACAATAGCTTTGAAGATACGTTTATTGAGCCGTCTGCTTCAATTTGGTTGATAAACTGTCTTGAGCAGCCGCATTTATCAGCCAATTCCTGCTGAGTCAGACCTTTTATTAGTCTGCGCTCTCTGATTTTAATTTTCATGTCCACCTCCTTGCACTGTCTATTGTAGCGGACACTGAATTTTATGTCAACTTGATTTTTCAATTCGTCTATTTAATTTGACTTGAACCATGTTTTCTTATATATTAAAGATGAAAAAGAGGATGGGGTTATGAAATTATCTGAATACGTAAAAAATTACAGGACTAGTCACGGGCTGTCACTCCGAGCGTTTGCAGAGAAATGCGGGTGCTCTCACCAATATCTGGATAAACTGGAAAAAGACAATATAGAGTCGCCTTCTTTCGGTCAGCTGTTAAAGATTGCCAAAGCCATGGGTATGACTCTGCATGAGCTGATCGGCACTGTTGACGACATGGAAATCAAACTCGTGTATGACGATATTGTTTCGGATCTGGAAATAACAACAACACCAAACGAGATGACATCCACCTATAACAGATTAAACGAATACAACAAACGGATAATCCGCACAATGGCGGAATCACTGGTCAAGACTCAGGACAGCCGGGAGGATATGCCATGACAGAAAAGTACATACAACTTAAAGAATCTAAGAAAAAAGGACAGTATTACCAAGTCACCGTAGCATACACCACAAAGGCAGGTAAACGAGCCACACGCTCATGCGGTCAGTTCTACGTTAAATTCTACGGAGACAAAAAGACCGCCCTGAAACAGGCTAAAAAAGCCCGAGACAAGGCGCTCGAGGAAATCGATAGAGAATCATTCGAATACTATACAATGACGGTCGATGACTGCTTCAATGCATCACTGGATCTGTTCAACCTCTCAGCCAAGACAAAAGAATGGCACCGGATCATCTACGATGCCATGATGACGGAAGATCTGAAGTATAAGAGTGTGACAAAAGTCACGACAGAAGATGTCATATTAAACATGAACGTTTTTGCCGAGACGCATTCTCAAGATTCGGTGTCACGATGTAAGACGGTATGGCATCAGATATTCCAGACGGCAATGATCAAAGAGATACCGGTTATAGACCGGACGATTGCCATCAAAATGCCAAGATCCAAAGTCCCGACCAAGCCGAGACAGATGTCATGTACTTACGATGACGTGATCACCACACTGGACAACTTGAAGACATATGGCGATTCCGATCAGTCCAGACAGAGAGCTCAGGACATCCACGATATCATTCTGATCATGTTCTACGAAGGTTTAAGACCACAGGAAGCACTTGCTCTCGCTAAGTCTGAGATCGACTTTACCACCGAGACGATCAATGTCTATCAGTCCGTAGGCTCGACCAGAAGCCACACAAGACAGCTGATCTCGACCAAGACAGACGGATCCATGCGTGAGATCCCGATTGCCAAAGAGATTCTTTCACTTCTCAAAGAAAGATGTGAGAACGCAAAACAAGATCTTCTTTTTCCGGATGCAGATGGCAAGCCTTACGAAGTTGCCGATCTGGACACCACTCTGCTTCACATGCGGAAGAAGCGCAGCCTTCCGAGAGTCACCCTCTACATGTGCAGACATCTTTTCGCCACCGATGTCTATAACACGGCTACAAATAAGAAGTCAGCGCAGCGATTGATGGGACACAAATCAGAGTCCATGACTTTGTACTATGTTAACGATGATCAGGCTGAACGATATGCTCTTGTGCAGAATCGCAAACTGAGTTAAAATAAATTTGCACATGTTGAAGACCAGATAGTTGTCCCAATACGATTATCTGGTCGATTTTTTTATACAAAATTTTATACAAATTTGAGAAATCGGTGCTTATCTATGCTCATGTATGCTCATAAAAGTTATAAAATATGTAAAAAAAGAGTCAATTTTGTTATATTTTTACGCAAAATCGGCTCAGATTAAGCGTGCCCGAAGGGACTCGAACGTTAATGCCACATATTACGAAATCGCATTTTTTATACATTTTGTTATACAAAAATAAAAAAAGACCTCTTTCGAGGCCTTATTTGCTTTCTAAATTTGTAATCCTTTTTTCGTGATCATCTAACCGCTCATCGGTCTTGTCAAGCTTCCGGATCAGTTCTTCCAGTTGTCTGCAGAATGTATCTAACTTGAGATTGACTTTGACGAACTCCTCTTTCATCGAGGCACGTCTTTCGATCTCCTGTTCCATCTGCTCTTTCTGGCTCTTCTTTGACCCGCTCAGCGTGTTGTATAGCGTGCACGCAATCGAGACCAGGCTGATGATCAGAGCGACCGAGATGCTAGTCTCCGGTGTCATTCTCAACCTCCGGCAGTCCGGCAACACTGGTCAACAGTGATACAAGCGCCATTGTCGCAGCCATTCCGATGGCTGTCTTCCAGTCGATATTAACAATGCTTACCATATCGGAGCCGATCAGCGTGATCAGTCCCTGGCAAAATGTTTTTAGTGCCCTGATTCCGGCACATTTCCACCATGTTCTCATATTTTCTTTCCCCCTGTCAGCTGTCCAGAGCCGTTCAACACGATCTCTGCTTTCTGCTTTCCTGTGACCATGGCACCGTTCTGATCGAACAGATACCAGTCCTTTTTGCCTTGCCAGTCCAAGTATTGCAAGCCTGTTACCATTGCTCCGTCCTGTGTGAAGTAGAACCAAGATGTGCCCTTAGACCATCCGATTTTTCTCCATCCAGTGACCATGACTCCGTTGGAATCGAACCAGAACCAGTCTGTGCCTTGCTTCCACTGGATCTTTTTCCATCCTTTGACCAGTACTCCGTTATCGTAGAAGTACCATTTCTTATCTTTGTACTCCCAACCAGTCTTTCCCTGTGTCAGAGGATTTGCAAATCCCCAGACATAAGGGTCATTGATGTTGAAGCTACATTCCTTGACGATGGATGTTCTCCAAGTCTGGGAGTCGATGTACTGGTTGCCATCAATGGTGTGGAGTGTCTTGCCATCGTATGATTTGACGATGGAAGTGTGAAGCAGACCCTTGTCACCGAAGTATGCTACATCGCCCGGTTTCGGATAATACCCTGACTTCTGATGAAGTTCGCCTTTTGCTTTGTAGAAATCATGTGCTTTCCAGCATTCGTTGACCTTCGGCATCTTGCCGTCTTTGACGAAGCCTAAACAATACGCTGTGTAAGCTACAAACTCGCTACACCATTCGTTTTTCTCTCCGATGAAATCCCAGTACCGATCTCCCTTGTTGCCGATCTGGTACTGAGCCAACTTAACTAACTTCAATGCATCCGTAGGCTGATTCAGAATGTCATCAAGTTTGCTCTTTCCCATATCTACAAGCTCTTGCACGATCTTGTACCTTGAACCGAGTGCTTTTTTTCTTTCGTCTCCGGATCCAAACTCACCGTTCCATACCTTGACCGCAAGCTCTACATCGTTAAACTTTGAAATGTCCATAGATTTCCATCCTTTCCATCTTAACCCGCCATAAATTCCGGATAAGCTGATCGCCTTTAGCGTGACATACATTTTTCCGCCTTGGTTCTGTCCCAGAATCTCGCCATCGTAAAGCATGCCTACATGAGATTTCGGACACGGCTTTGATCCGCGCTTCCAGATCAGCCAGTCGCCTGTCTGGACTTTGTCCGGTGCGATGTATTCAAACCATTTGCTGTATCCATATTTGTCCTTAAGCTCCCACAGATCCGCCACGTATCCGGTATTTGCGCAGTACCTGGAAGCGGTGCATCCGATCATCCGGCAGAAGTAATCGAAATAATCCCAGCATTGCGCCCCGTATGCTCCGTCCGTGTTGTAGCTTTTGCCGATCGTCTGGGAATACCAGTCTTTCGGTGTTCCTGTCCATGTCAAAGCAGTTCACCACCTTTCAAAAAACTCCAAGAGGAGCTCGATCAGCTCCTCCCGGGTTAATGATTTTGTGTTTTCTTCTTCTGTCATAATTGTGATTTAAAGTGTTATTTAAGTTACAATGTCGCAATCTCCGGGAAATCAACAAGTACCCTCTGCCAACTGATTTTTGCCCCGGTTGCTGATGGATGTACACCATCACCGGAAAGTGCGTTTGGAATCCATTCGCCATTTTCTGACGGGTCAAGAGCTTTTGAAAACTCGATGTATCTGTATCCACTGTTTCGGATGACTGCATTTTTGAAATTATTGTTTACCGTAGGCACATTCGGAATCGTTGCAAGGATGGGCGTGATTCCGTTCTGCTTACATAGGGCAATCATTTTACGATAATTTTCATCCCAAGAAGCATTAACGGCAGACGAAGAATCACCGTCATTCATTCCAAGACACCATACAATATAATGTGGACAACCAACTTCCAGAAGGTTTTGCAACGCAATCATAGCCTTTTTGCTGTTTTCTCCCGCAAAGCCGTTAATCATGCAGTTTTTATCATACCCGTCACGAATCATCCAATTTACCCACCGCTGATCGTATAATGATACATAGCTATCGCCGAAAATCCATATATCCTTCCCAATGTTTCGGCTTGTCCAAGACAAAGCGCAATCAGTTAAAACAGATCCTTCAGATACAGCTGCGGCAAAGCCGTCATCCGACAGCCATCTATGCTCGTTTACATCATTAAAAACCTGCCCACTTGACACAAGTCGGATCAATGTTGTCTTTGCTTCGCTTCCCGTGCAAATCATCATTTGGAGGTCATTTTCTATAGTCAGTCCGTGTGGTATCGTTGCATTGCCTTGATCGGTATGTAATATAATATTTGTATCATCAACTTCGATGTAACACGATCCCATAGCTGAATTATCAGCTCTTCTTTGTCCAAGAAGAATTCTACCGAGCGTTGTGATATTACCGGAAAAGGAGACTACAACATTGTTTTTAACGTTGTTTTCCTTAACCTTCAAAACAGTGCCATCCTGCATATCCCCGGCATCGCGCATATAACCGATAATAGGTTTCTGTATCACCTGCTTTGTTTTACTATTTGTTCCGGTTATTTCAATGCAGCGTACTTTTCCGGTTGGCTGCGCCTTCTGCGTTACAACCACAAAATTTACGCCTTCTGGTACAACGTACGTGTTGATGTCTATTGACTTCCCTTTTTCAGGGAGTATGGTGTCATTATAATATGCACAAACACGGGGAATGTTGCAATTTTGAGTGTGATCTGTAACTGTCCCAATCAACTGATCGCCGGGCGATACTGGTATTTTATCTGTGTGATTCCACGTGTCCACTACTATAGTATTACCGTTCGGCTCAATTCCGTTTTTATAATACGGGCCAAGGTACACATCAAAGCGGTCGTACGTTACACTTTCCGAAATCTCAGACACAGCGACCCGAATACTATCAATTTCTTCTGCGCTTTCATTCAACGAATCGAGCCGATCTTCAAGCCCGGTAATCTGCTCAAGCGGTATATTAACATCAGGATTTACAATATAGTATGGATCAAAATATTCCTCAAACGTTGTAAAAACGCCATCGTCTGTAAGTTCAATTTGATACTGCGTTGCGATCTTGCTGTCTTCAACACAAACACGGGCATATGCGACGTTTTCTGGAACAAGCAATTTAGTCTTCCATGTGCTACCGTTGCGAGTCGTATTTTTATTGCTGTCATAAAAGCAGATACTTGGTGCAGACGCCGCCGCCCATGTGTTTGCGCGCACAAAGTTAGAAAATGTTAAGTATTTTCCGGGAGTGACATCAAGAAAATCCGTTACTTTTCTCGATGTCGTTTCTGATTCGATTGCACCTGTGCCGCTATCCAAATATCCAACGGTCATATTCTGATCGCTAAATAAATTTTTGCTTTTTACCAGTGTTTCTATTCCAGCAAGATTTTCATTTGTATCATTTATTGCGCTCTTTAAGTCAGAAACCTGACCACGTACTGCGTCGCCTGCTGTTGAGTATGTTGTTCCATCTGCACCTACACGGATGTCGGTTACTTCTGGGTTTGTTGCGCACAGCTTCACACCGACAATCTTGTAAATTTGTAAAGCACTCCCAAGTTCTCCTTCGCTTGTGTAAATGATTTTTTGAGCATTATTAGAAGATGTTCCGTCCCACGCAACGAGCATTGGAAGATTACATGTAACCGTGGTGTATGGTGATTGGTCTTCCAGTGCAACTACAGTCTCATAAACTCCAAGATACTTATTTGTTGAATCATCGATCAGATTGGTGCTTCTGACAGCGAGTGATGAATCATTGGTGCTGAAACGATGCACTCCGTCTTTACCCAAGATATGAACGTACAAGTCCAAGAAATCGAAATTCTTATAAGACTCGGACAGTGTAATGGTCTGACCTTGGTACCACAATGGCGTAGATGTGTTTTCAAACAGAACCGTTTCACCTGTCTCGCCAACCGCAGTGACCGCTTCGTCTACTCTCGCACTCAGAACCGCATCCTGTGTCTGTCTCTGGCTTGTCTCTTGTGCAAGTCCTGTCTGCAGATCGTCCACATCATCTTTCAGATTTTCGATGTCTGCCTCGAACTGTGTGATATTGCCTGCTGCTTCGATGGCTTCCTGGAATAATGAAATATCGCTTTCGCTCGGATTATCAATGTCGCCCGGTCTGCGCTCCACGAAAACGACAAAGTTCGCCGTTCCGTGCGTGTTGCCGTCGATCAGAATCTCGAACAGATTGGATCCAGGCACTGCCGTCATCTGCTCGGTCTCGGTAATGACGACCTGTCCGGAACTGTTAACAGTGCCCGCATTGAGGATCGTCGTGCCGTCCTGTTTGAGTCCGATGATCGCTCCAGTGCTTGGCGTGTACACAGTCCCGTCGCTCTGGAGCAGAGTGAAGATCCACTCTTCGTCCTGGTCGAACTGGTTTGCATTGATGACCGGCGCAACTCCGGCCCCTGCGTTGAGATAAAGTTTAAATTCCCTTGTTATCATGGTTTGTCCTCCCATTATTTGCCGAGCACAACGTGCCCGTTACCGTCGTCAACAAATCCCAAACCGCTATAACCTCGGCCGTTGATGTAGATCCCGAGGCCTGTTGTAGGGCTCAGCGTGATCATGATGCGGTTGTTTTGCGTGGTTGATCCGCCTGCGATTGTCAGCATACCGCTATCGTTTAGCGTCATATATGCGGATTTGTCCGTGTCTGCATTGTGGTAGAAGCTGAGACTGTTCGGCGTAAGCCTCATCGCATTGCCGTCTGTCGGGTTCGTGTTTGCATCCGTGCTCGTTCCGCTCATTAATACCAGGTTCCCCACATTCGCCGTAGCAAAAAGGCACGATCTGATGTAATCGGTGTATGTCTGTGCCAATACCGCCGCCCAGATTGTCAGATCATAATCGCCGTTTGCGCTGATGATTCTGGAGCCGTTGATCGTAGCGCCTTCGATATACGATCCGTATATCTCCATCGCTCTGACAATGTTCGCCGCTAACGAATTAAAGACCGCATTGCCCTGTGCATCGATGCCTGCGCTCCACGTCTGGCCATAATCTTGCGAGACTGCAAAGCCACCGGCATTGATCGTCCACTGGTATTGTGACTCGGCCAGTGTCGGCCTGTTATGCAGGTAGTACTTTGTCGATCCGTCCACGCTTGTGACCTTGGTGCTGAATAGTCCCAGGCTGTTCGTGATTACCTTTGTCAGCCCGGACACGTACTGATCCAGAAATCCGACCTGCTCTGTCGTGTTCTGTTCGATTCCTTCGGTGATGCTCGTTGCCAGATCGGTGCGAGCTTCCCCGATCTCAATCTTCTCGAGCCGTTCCCTGAGTACGTCCCACCGTGTGCTTATTACTTCGGCAGATGCCGAGACACCGAGACGTTCAAAGTCCACATGGATGGTGTCGCCCATGTCCACATACTCGAGCGGTGCGATGTCTTTGTATTCTTCCGTATCAAAAAGCGACACGAAAGACAATTCAATGTTTACTTTCGGCACATTGATCGGATGACTCTGCAGATATTCGTCAACCTTCGCATTCAGATCCTCGCGTGTCGGAAGCTCTTCATACTCGTCCGAGAAGTCCACGATCTTCGTTCTTACCGGGCTCTCTGGATTCGGCACATATCGGACATTGGATGTCACTGTTGCGCCGTCTATCGTGACATATCCCATTGCTGAGGTAAACACATTAGCGATAGACTCTTCCTGTCTCAGATCGACCAAATTCTTGCCATATCTGACATGGTATCCCTTGTCCGATCCTCTGTGTGCGTGGATCTTCACAGTCAAATTGTCCCACTCGATCTCTCCTCCGAAAGTGTCCAGGAAAGAACCACGCCACCCACCGAGACATTCACGGAAGTATTTCGGCTCTTCCAGTGTGAACACAGATGATGTATTTGTGATGTCCGTGGTGATGTTAAACGAGGTGGTGCTTGCAATATGGCTTTTCAGACCTGCACATGTAGCGGATGCTCCTGTGGCTGAGAAAGGCCGAACCGGTCTTTTAGCCAGATCATAGGTGATGTGGTGTGCGTATACCGTGACGATTCCGCTGATAGGTTTGGTCATTTCGTATACACGGAACATTTGCATCCCTGCTGTATGCCCTGCCTTGACCTTGATCACGGAATTGAACGCGATGTCTTTATAGTGCGGATCATCGACAGATACTTCCATGGTCAGATCATAAAGCCCGTTCCGTTCCTCGTCCACATAGCACGAAATAGGATCCAGTCTGCCGAGTCCGTTTGTTGTGTCTGCTAACATTTCGGATATGTTTCCGACTCGTTTCATGATGATAGGTTTCATAATTTCCACCACTTTGGTATTAATTTAACCGATGTAAATCCTGTGTAGCTGATCCCTGTCGTGCCTGCATCCAAATATGGGAAAGTGTCGCCCGACAGAGTAAGATCCGGATTTCTGTTGATATTGTCTATAGGTTCGTATGCGTTCATTGATTCGCAGTCGATCACGGTCGTGCCGGTGTTTGCCGACAGTGTTGCGGACACGCTTCCGACCTGGATCGTGCCTGTGCCTTCGACCAGTATCAGAGGCAGGGCTTTGAAGCCTGTCGGGTTGCTGATCTGCATGCCGTCCGTGACTGTGATGGTCGCCTCGCCTGTTTTCAGCCACTTCTGAGGCTTAAAGTTGATGTTTACGGTGAATCGCCCGGAGCGGTTAAAAGCTCCTGTATTTGGCTCGATTCGACCTGTAACAAAGCCCATGCGGAAGACGTTCGGCTCTTCGGTGCTTTCAATCCTTTGATAGCCTTTCAGAGTCATCAGATAGCTTATGAGAGCACTGTAATTGCGCTGAAAATGTTTGTGAATGTAAAAATCAATCGGAATGGTGATGTTGTTGTATCTGCCGCCGTCGATGATGTAGTTCCCTGATCTTCCCGGGACTGTAATCTCTTCGATGTCTTTTGCCGGAATCCTCCACCATTCTGCGCCATCAAAAAGCACACCGAACTCGATCAGATCCCTGTTCCCGATTGTAATGTGTTGCATCATGAGAACACCGCCTTTTTCTGATTATTAATTCTGACCATAACCCGCTCGACTTCCTGTGCAATTTCTTGCGCGTTCATTCCTGGCTGAGTATAGATGTTGATCGTGTTGTTCTGAGTGCCTCCGGATGCCTGTCCAATTATCTGCATCAGCTTGTTCGTGCCGATCACAAGCTCGGATCCGTTGCCATCTCCAAAGCCTTTCATGCCGTTGGCTGTCGGCAATACGGTTGGCGATGTAAACATGATCGCATTGTCATAAGCTTTCTTATACCAGTCAACACTGAGATGTGGAACGCTCGGAGGCATGAGAGAGAAACTTCCCTGAATCGAGAAGTGTGGCATCTTCAGCCTTGGAAGACTCCACGAGAAATTGAAAAAGCCTTTGATCTTCTCGATTGCCGAATGCACCGCTTCCTTTGCCGCATCGATCTTCTGTTGGATACTGGAACGGATGTCTTCAAATTTCTGTTTGATATTCGAAGCAAGCTCTCCTGCTTTCTGTTTGATCGTATCCCAGTTCTTGTACAAGACAACACCGATCGCAACCGCCGCCGCAACACCGGCGACAATCGCCGCAATCGTGCCGATCATAGGAAGCATTGCCACGTTCAGAGCGGCCGCCATGCCTGTAATTGTTGAGATAATGCCGGCAATCGGTGAGATCGCCGCCACGAGCCCGAGAATGGTCAATATAAACGCCTGTGTGCTTCCGTCCAGATTGCCGAACCATGAAAGCACCGAAGTGATCACATCCACGAGTGTCTCCAGTGCCGGCACCAGAGTGTCAGCCAGTGCCGCACCCGCCTCAAAGAAGGCCATTGTTGCTTTGCCTTTCAGCTCGTCGATCTGGTCGTTGAAAGCTACCGCACTCTCGACCGCATCCTGTGACAAGATATTGCCTGTTGCTTCTGCATCCTCTCCGAGTTGTTTAAGTGCCGCACCGCCATCGTCAACAATGCCCGCCATCTCCATGGCTGATTTCCCAAACAGTTCCATCGATACCTGGTCTCTTTCGGTCTCGTTTTCAATGTTGCCGAGAGCCTCGAGTGCTTCATACCACACATCGGTGGCATCTCGCATGTTTCCGTTCTGATCGGTGATACTGATGCCCAGCTGTTCGAAAACCTTGTTTCCGCTTGCCATGTTTTTTGTCAGCTTAGTGACGGATCCTGTCATTGTTTCCATCGAAACATCGACGAAACTTGATGCATATTGTAGTTTCTGCAATTCCTCAACAGAGAATCCGCTCGTGTTTGCCAGTGTCAGCAGATCGTCCGCACCGGTTGCCGCATTGTAGGCCATTGCGAGCATCCCTCCGGCCGCAACACCTGCGGCTGTTGAGATTCCCTTTGTTTTCTCCGCAACCTCCGCAGATGCGGCGCTAACGGCCTGTAACTGCGGTGTGAATGCATTGCCGTACTGCTTCGTCAGATCGTCCAGTTTGGCCGTCGTCTCGACAAGTTCCCTTTGTAAAAGGTCTTGCTGATGCCTGTTCTCTTCAGTATCACCGGCATTCTTTAATTGCTCGAGCGCCTTCTGCAGTTCTTCCTGCCGCTTCTTGGTGTCCGTGACAGCCTTGCCGAGTAGCTCGTGCCTCTGCTTCAGAAGATCCACATTCTTCGGATCGAATTTTAAAAGTTTATTTACGTCTTTAAGCTGAGACTGTGTATCCTTGAGCGATTTGTCTACCCCTTTGAGTGATTCGCTCAGCTTGGTAGTATTTCCGCCAATCTCGATTGTTAAACCCTTTATGCGATTGCTTGCCATACTGCCTCCTGTTTAAAAGTTTGCGATGTCCTCAGCCGTAGCCAGGTCATCCCATTCAAAATCATCATTTGCTCTTTCTAAAAATATGTCGTAGACCATGCCCATGGTCAGATGATCAAGATCTTCCATGGATATGCCTAGTTGAATGCATCTTAGTAAAAACAAGGCCGTAGACTCCGGACGAGCCGACGGCCTCATGCGTTTTTTGGTTCAATCTTTACACTGAGTGATTCAGCCCAAAGAGCCACCACATCAATCGCAAAGTCTTGGACCGGGAAAGCGTCAAAGGAATCCAACCATTCATCGACATTCCCCGGAATCGACGGATCTGCTTGCCTTGCCATGACATAAGTCAAATCTTCAATGATCTCAATCACATCCGTTGTGACTTCGACACCATTAGTGGCTGTCTTCGTGATCTTTTTGAAATCGACCATAAGATCACGGCCGAACCAGTTCCTATACTTCCGTATTGTTGAAGCGGTAGCTTTGAGCTCCACTTCCCTGCCTGCGATGTTGATTGTCTTCCTCATATATCTTCTCCTTTAGTTTTTAAGCAGCTTCTGGTACAGCAGTAAAGAACGAAGAATAAATCGTGTCTGTACTGACTGCAGATGCCTGTACCTTGTTGTCGTTGATTCTCGGAAGCGCTGTGACATTGACAATATTTCTGGCAATGGTCGGAGCACTCCCGACTTCTGTTGTCTCGCCTCCAACATCAGGGCGGGACGCTGTAACACGGTAAAATACTGCACGCTTTCCGACTTCTGTTGCGCCTCTGAGCTCAAACTGTCCCATGACAGCAAATTCTTTCGGCTGATCGTCTGCAGCTTCGACAACCAGTCCGTTTGTTGCCTTCGTTCTGCCGAGGACTGTTTCTAGGAAAGTGTCTGCGGCTGCAGTGTCTTCAAATTCGATAGTGCCAGTATAACCGTCGTTTGTTGTTCCGTTGTACCATGCTGTGTTGTCTGCAGACTCAGTAAACTGATTGCCTGCAGCAGTCATGTTCATGTTTTTCGCGCCTGGAATAGCAACCGGTGTCTCATATGTGAGGACTCCGCCTGTGCCTTCTGTTGCAATAGCATAGTACAGATTTGAAAAACCATATCTGATTCTACCCATCGATAAATACCTCCATCATGTAGAGTGTTTCGTACATATTTTCATCTGATAAAAAGTCTTCCTCTTTGGTAAAGACCATCCCGGCATTTAATAGTTTGGCATCTACTGCTGATTCGACTTCGAAATTCTTGTTTTTTGTATACAATTCAACGTTTAACGAATAGAACTGTGCATAATGCGTGTTGTCTGCTGTCTCCGGCGTCATGCTTGGATAGTAGTAACAAATATACGGAAGTTTAGGGACTTCGTTCTCTCTCCATGCCAGATAAACAACCGGATAGCCGGTGCTCTCCAGCATGTCAGTAACATCTTTAAGTTTCATTTCAGAAGTTCCTCCATCTTTTTCATATACTTTTCTTCTATCGTGTCATTTACCGGAGCCACGAAGTTAAAGTCTTTCGTGCGTCCGCCGTTCTGCGTAGCATGTCCAAACTCGAGCAAGTGCGTGAGACCTGGATTCTTTTTGGCACCGATGACAGCCTCGACCGAGATGCGTGATGCCGTGACCTCGTTGCCGATCCCGCTCCGGTACTTCCCAGATCCGCCAAATGTGCCGGATTTTTTAAGCTCTTTCGTTGCCTGTTTGGCAACATCGCGGATTGCGGTCTCGTTTGCCTCGATTACTTCGTCGCCGTACTCGTCAAGCATTTCCATGACAGCGGACTGGAAATCAGCCGGCTGGATCGTCGGCATAGCCTTTCCTCCGCTCGGCATACAATTCGATCGTGTCGTTTCTGCCGAAGTATGTCCTGTAAATACGGTAATAGTTTCCGTTATACCTGATCTCGTCCTCGTCCATGTAATCGAACCGGAACGCCGTGAATCTGAGTTCGGGGTTTAGACCATTCCTGCCGCCGTTGAAAAACTCCGACGATGTGACGGAATCAACCTGAACATAGATCTCCCGCTCGGTGGTTGTCTCATGCTGGACGCCATACTCGTCCTTGATCCAGTCCTTCGATACGAGATATGCAATACTTGACCGATCCATACTACTCACCCGTCCAGATCGTGTACCCGCTGGACATGGACAGCTGTGCCTTCTGCTCGTCATAAGAGCGCTTTAAGCGTTCGTATTCGTCCGGCTCGCCGTCGTGGAGTTTGCAGAATGTGATATATGCAAGCCTGATCATCGGATCGGTGATGATTGCGTTCGTGCCGTTCACACCTGCAATCCCCAGATCGGCCATGCATGTC